GCCGTCAGACGAAGCCCGCCCGACTGTGCATCGGCATAGGGATCGCGGATCAGATCCACGGCCCCCCAAAGCCCCACGAACACAGGGGCAACCCCGCCCGCCGATGTTGTCAGCAGTGCCATGCTTTCCAGAGGATCGCCTTCGGTGCCGCCGGATGGTAGCGCAGGGGCAGGCAAAGCGTTGTGAGACATGGTAACGCTGCCGATGTACTTCATCAGGCGTTCCCACTCAGTGACAGCCGTGCCCGTGATGTAGCTGCCGTCCATCGTGTCCCAGACTTCGGGTCGGATCAGCAGACGCACAGCCGCCGGACCGTTTGCAGCGTTTTCCGTGATAAACGCCACGACCTCGGAACGGAACGCCGCCCATGTTGCCGCCGCGTCCAGTGCATTTTCTGCAATGCCCCAAGCCGTTGCGCCCGTGAACATGCCCGTAGGCTCGCCAGACGCGCCGGAACCGTTGAAGATTGCCCGGTCCATCTCTTGCGACATAGCGCCGTTCATATCCCGGCGGATCGCCTGCTCAAGAGCCGCGCCGGATTGCTTCAGGGTCTTGCGGGTGATCCGCATTTGAATGCCCAAGGTGTGATCAGGGGCAAGCGGACGGTCCAACGTGGCATAAGCGGACGGCCCCGGCACATTGCCCGTTTCCGTTGCCTGCCAGCCCGCCGTGATCGCCGACGTGGTGACGGGTGTTTCCGAGTCGCCGCTGCCGATGTTGATCATCTGGACGCCCATTTGAGCCGCGACAGACGCAGGGAACAGACGCTCGATCAAGGGACGGGTGGCAATCGGGTTCGGTGTACCGCTGGCAATCGTCTCCCCGGCGCGCGTCTCAAGTGCAGCATATGGCACAGGGATGCCGCGATAGCCGCCCGCGCTCCGCAGCTCGGTCACGATCTCCGCCGTTTGCCCGTCGAGCGCGCGGCCTTCGTCCAGAGACAAAGCGACTTGGCGCATCTCGAAAGCGCCCATGATCTCGGTCCATTCCTTTTCAGAGCGAGTTTCCAGCACATTGCCAGCGTCCCGGCGTTCTTCGTCCTCGGATACCAGCGCCGCGCGGTACTGCACTTCCTTGGCGCGATACTCAGTATCAAGTTCCGTCATTTTGCGGGTTTCGTCCGCAGACGGTGTTTCGATGTTCGCCAGCTCCGACAGGTTTTGACGGATCTCGGAACGGCGCAATTCCAGCTTTTTAGATGTCAGCATAGTTATTTCCTTTCATGCTCGACAGGAGGTCGCGCCATTGTTGACGCTTCGGGGAAAGCGGGGTGTGACCCACTTCCAATCTCGTTTTGCGCGCATGACAGCGCCCGCAGAGAATTTGTAAATTTGACAGGGTGTAGGAAAGTTCGGGGTGCGTTTTGACAGGCAGAACGTGGTCACATTCCAGCCGCCGGATCTCGCCACACTGGACGCATTGCCAGCCGTCACGATCCAAGGCTTGCATCCTCAGAGCCTTCCATCGCGGCCCGCGTGTGACCTTCGCAGAGTGCCGTTTGTACTCGTCGCGCCTGCTCATATCTGGACCCGCAATTCATAGCAGATCACCACGCCATCCGGCCCCAAGGTGCCGACGCGGTTGATCAGATAGGCAACCCCGCCGATCACCAGCTTGTCAGCAGTGGAAGGGACAACGCCCTCAGTGATAAACACCCGCAGCGCACTATCCGAGATAAGAGCGTTTGCCCGCTCCTCGACAGTGTAATCAGTGACCGCGACAGTGACCGGATAGTCCACTGCCGGACCCGCAGGCGGATCGTCGGGGTCGGTACGTGGTGCAGGCTGTTTGCGCAGAATTGCATCCTGTCCAAAACGCTCGATCAGCCGGGTTGCCGTTTCGGTCATCCCCATGCAATGCGCCCTCCTTTGTGTGATGGTCGGCCCATGATCCGCGCGCCCTCAGCCACAGCGATGACCGTTGCCGATGCCGCATCGATCCGGCCCGTCGATCGAGCCTTTGCCAATTTCAGATTGTTTGCCGGATCTCGCAGGGTCACAGCGTCCGCAAACGCAGACCGCAACAGCAGGGACGCAGTGGTCAGCACCTTCCCGTCGAAAGCCGCGCGCCGGAACCGCTCGCAATCCTCGTTACCGTCCTTGAAGCCAAAGCCACGCCAGACCACAGCCGCGCGGATGCCCGCCCGCTCGATCGCCTCGCCAAGTTCGGATTGTTTGTATCTGTCAGCGACCAGCGCCGCGACGGGTTCGCCCTCGATATGCTTCATCACCTCGATCAGCCACGCCGCAATCGGCACGGTCTGGTCGCCAAGGGTGGAAAGTTCGCCACGGTCCTTCATCTCGACATAGCGGCCTTGAACGCCATCGTTTGCGCCACGGTCCGCAAGGTTCGGTTTACTTGGGAAGGTGCCCAGAGCTTCTAGTCGCCCCGTCTCAGGCCAGTAGAACGCCGCCGCCGTCATAGATGCAGATCCGCCCAAGTCGATGCCGACCACGCATTGCCCCTGCCGTGCCGGAACCTCCGACACTTCGCAGGCCAGCCACTCATCGACGGTCAGCAGCACATCGCGGGTTTCGCCGCTCACGCGCTCATTGCGATTGTACAAGCGGAAGGTGGTCAGCGTAGAGCCGCCCCGCGCAATCGCCCGCCGTGCCTGCCCTTGCAACCATTCAAGGCTAGATCCGATGCCAGCCGCCGCGCCGGGGTTCGCCTCTTTCAAACTGTCCAGATCATCCGCAGGCAAGCCCGGCGCCGGGCGATGCTCTTGGCGGTAGATGCCGGGTGCGTCCTCGTCGAGCCACACAGAAAAGGGGTGTGCATCATCCGCCGCCGATGTTGAGATGATCAGCGCCCGCCCGCCGCGCTTGCCCATGCCAGACAGCAGCGCATGTTCCAGAGCGTCACCTTGATCAGCGGCCCAATGTCCGCGCTCATCCATGAGGATCAGCGTAGGGGCAGACCCCAGCGCGCTCTTGCCGTCCGCAGCAATGGCCCGGATGAAATGCCCGCCGCCGTCGCCTTCATATTCAATTTCGAGACGCGGGGAACGCCGGACCGTGAACAGCTTTTGTTCATCCTCCGACAGCGACCGCATGAAGCCCACCACAAAGTCGAAAGCAATGCGCGCTTGATCCCGTGTCCTCGCCGCGATGAGGATCTCACGCCGTGGCTGGTCATCCCACTTGCCCATGACGGACCCCAGAGCGATGCCAGCAGACAGCGCCGTCTTAGCGTTGCCCCTGCCGATCGACAGAACCGCGACGTTGACGCCATCCGCAAGAGCGCCCCGCACGAATTTCTTTTGAAACTTGGCCAGCTTGATCAGCTCGCCAGCTTTCGGGCCTTCGGGGATTGCCAGCTTCTCTAGGAAGTTGATCGCCTTCGTGGATGCCTTGCCCTTCATGCCAGCCACCCGATCCACAGACCGCACAGCGCGAACGCATAACCCCCAACCGCGACCCCCCCCACGGAAGAAAAAGGGGGCATTGGGACCAGATCGATCATGTGGTGGCGCGTGTGCAGATCATCATTCCCTTGCGGTTTCGTTACATTGTAACAGGGAATAAATAGGTAAGCAATACTGACCTATATGTGTGCGTCTCCTTCTTTGCTGGTGGATCTAGGCCGTCGAGTTTTTTACCGCCTGTTACCGCCTGCTACCGCCTGTTACCGTCCTTTTGGTAACGCGTTATCCTTTGAAAATGTTAGATAATATACGCTTGTTACCGTGTTACCAAGATTTTGCGTAAACTATATAATTCCCATTAATTCCTACGAACCAACAAATCATTTTGTTCCTAGTATTTTCACCAACCTCATAATTATATGAAAATGGCGGTAACACGGTAACATTAGTGATTTTACAATCAATATCATGTAGTTAAATGTTACCGCTACTTCAGTAACAGTGCGGTAACACGGTAACAGATCTGGTAACACCAAAGCAAAAGGCCGGAACATTTGCCCCGGCCTTTTTGGTCATAAGTGTTTGGTATCGTTATCGTTTAAGCCATAAAGCCTTGATCTGTTTGCCGTTAATGCGACGATTGATAAAACCTCGCCCATCCTCGGACATAAGCGCCAAGATCTCGGGTTTGCGCCTGCTAAGGGTGCCTATCTCGCTTCGATCATAGTGTTCGTTTAGGAAGTCGCTCAACGCCTTGTTGGCGTGGGTGATGTAATCGTCGCCGCCATCATGCTTCAAAAACTTGGTGGACCTGATCCATTCGACGGCCTGATCTGCAATTACGGGATAGCTATTCGACAGCCGCTCAAAGTGCTGGTCCAGCCCGTGACGCCCGATAAACGCGTTCAAGTATGTGTCAGCCCGTTGTTCCGCGCCTTCCCGTCCAAGCGCCTGATAATCGCTAATCAGGTTGTTGAGCCGCTTTGCGATATAGGCCCGAACCGATCGGTAATATCTGCCCTGATCGGCCTCATAGACTGGCCTGCTGTTCAGTGTGCCGCTGCCCGTTAGCATCGACATACGGTTGGCGAACTGATCCTCGACGCCATTCTCACCTACCAGAGAACCGACACTTTCCGCAGACAAGAACAGCTTAGTGAAGATCTCGACACGCGCGGTCAGCTGGAATTTAGGCGCAAGGTGGATCTCCGATTGTAGCTGTTTCAGCTCCGACTTAACCGACTTGAACTCATCGACGGCCAGGATCATCGCCCGCTTGAAGTCCTCCGGCTTGCGTCCAGCTGGTTTGCCCTCGAACATTGCCTCGATCTCTTTAACGCTCATCTGCACCACAAGGCCCAGATCCGATAGCGCGCCCATTAGAAAGCCCTTGCCCCAATCGGATGCCGCGAACATCCAGAGATAGGATTTCTTGCGGTCCAAGGCGAAACGGCCTGCGACGATGTATTCCAGCGTCTCCTCGATTAGTGGGAAGTGCGCCTGATAATCTGCGATGCACTCGGAATGGATCTGGCCAGCCGCGACCAGTGGTCGGTGTGTCAAAACTATCCGCGCCACGTCCTCTTGCATCTCCAGTCGTGACCGATCGGTGAACATATCGACGGCCCATTCTACCGAGTCCCGCTGATTTTCATATTTCAGGTGATCGATGATCGGCCCGACAGTTGCCGCGCTTATCGCTTTGCGCGCTGCCGTCTCATCAGCCTTGCTCATCGGTCCGCCCATATCGTTTTGCAGCTGCGTGATGATCTCATCAGCATCGATCGGGGAACCGAACCGACGACATAAGAACTTCCATGCGTCACCGACGACGAACTGCACAAGGCACTCGGATTTGTTCAGCAGGAACAGACGCGACTTTGCCCCGGACCAGAACGCGCCCTCGATCATCGCCTCGATCGTTAAGGGGTCGACGAAGGGATCGTCGTTCAGATCCGGCAAACTGTTCTTGATCGACGTGGTGATCTGCTTAGCGATTTTCAGCGCCGCCGGGTTTGTGTCCGGGGTGATAATCTTTGCAGCTTCTTTCCGCTCGGTCTTTGCCTTTGTTTTGTAGTCCTGCCCGATCTCTTTTGCATAGGCTTTGATCGCCTCAACAAATTCTCCGCCGTGTTCATAGTGAACAAACAGATCAAACGCATCTCCGAACCGCTGGCCAGTCTTTGTGTCACGGCCTAAACCTGCCGCCGCGTCTGATCCAGACAGGCTGATCCAGTGGGTGCCATAATCGCGGGTCGCATAGCTGCCGCTCGTTTGCATGGCGCTGCGGTAGTCGCTGGAATTGCCCGCGCGATTGTAGCCATGTTTTGCCAGTAGGTTTGCAATGCTTTCCGCAGAATTGAACGCGTCAACTATGCTAGATGTGTCGGTAGGTGCCTGCCGTGCTTTCCACTCTTTCCACTCCGCCGCCTTCTTTTCGGCTTCGGCGCGCTGGCGTCGTGTATCTTCGCGCAGCTTTATAATCGGATGCCGAACGCCAAGGCGTAACGGTTTGCCTTTGTGGATCTCGTGTTCGTAGTGGTCGCCACGGTTGGGCAGGTAGATGAGCTGGCCCGCGCCGCGCAGTGCGGGATCTGCTATCAGCGTGCCGTGGCTGGCCTCTTCTATAAGATAGTTGAACGCCTCGATCGTGTCCCAATAGTCGACGCCCTCGATCGGCTCGGCCAATGGGATGAGCGCCCGCCACTTTAATTCGTCAGGTGTTGCCGATCGGCTCGAATAGATCATGCGTGAAGTGTTTTCACCGACGATCGCGCCCAAGGCTTGCGCCAGCTCCTCAAGGGGCGGGCTGTTTTCGTCGACGTCGAGAGGTATCCACCAGAACTTGCCGCTGGCCCGCTGTGCATCATGCTCACGGCCATCGTGTTCTACATAGTCGGACGGGATGAACCATTGCGCCTTCTTCTTTTCGACGCTTGGCGGGTTTTCCACCATGCCGACGATCTCCGCCCCGGTGATGCTTTTGTAATCTCGGCTATCGTTTTTGCGCGTGTCGTACTGCCCGAACCCCGTGCAAAACGCAGGCTTATTGACCGCAGGCTTAACCTGCGTGATTTCTGTCTGTAATGTCATGCCCTGCCCTCACGCGTTGGTGAAGGTTTGGGCGATGGTGTCCAGATCTGTTTCGCGTACCGCCCAGCGTTGCCCCACGCGCTCGGCGGGGATCTTGCCGGAGATAGCGGCGTTCCAGAATTGCTGGTATGTGATAGCGCAACCGGAAGTGTTTAGTGTCCGCAGCGCATCAGACAAGGGTAGTATTTTAGCCATAATTTCACCTCTGGTGAATTATCGCCTTGCGAAAAAAACTAGCACGTTCCATTGTTGGAGTATTCCTACTGTGCTGCTTTTTACACAAAGCGGTTTCTAATTTGGCCCGTGCACTTGTTGGAAGCTCGTGTGCGGGCCGCTCTATTTTGTAGGATTCACCTACGCGGTTTCTATATATTGCGGTAGAGTACCCTCAGGACGCAAGCGAGTAATTGCAAAAACACCGCCCCAGAGGGGTGAGTCTGTGACAATGCTGCATCTTGCGAGACTAGAACGGCCACCATTTGTGCTTTTTCGGCGGTGCCGCTATCAGCTTCATTGATTGATCGAGTAGCCGCCCGCGTTCTTCGGCCATCGCCTCGGCTACCGCCAGATCCCGCCTTAGCCGCTCATTCTCTGCTTTAAGATCATCCGTTAAGGCGCTGGAAACAGGCGGTAAATCTGCTGGCACATATTTTGCGCCCTCCGCGCCCCTTGGCTGGTAAACCCGTGCAAGCTCTGCCGTGTCAATCTGCCAGCCTTTATCATCATCCTTGTTGCCACTGATTTTCCCGGCTTTTAAATGCTTTAGCAGTGTCGGACGTGATACGTCGAAAATTTTTGCCGCCCTACTTATCGTCATCATTGGCATGTTTATTCACCCCTGTTTTGTCGCTTTTTTGCCACGCTAACACCATTGCCGGGGGATTCGATAGAAAAATGAAGGTGGTCGCCCGCCCGAAAACTGCCGGATCTGCGTAACGGACGTTATGTTAAATGATTTCGGGGGATGCAAACGGTGCTGGTTTGGGGTGTCAGTCGGTGCAAAGCGGGGTGGAAAGATAGTGCTTATCACTCCCCTAGATACTGAAAATGTGGAACGTAAGTGTTAGCCAGGATTTTCTTCATGTCTGTATTGCAGGAATCTAAGAGTGATTGATCAACAACCAACTGCTCAGTTATAAGAAGTGCAGCAGTATCCTGTTTAGATTTCCTGTAGATATCATTAGGGTCGGTTTCGGAGCTGTTGCGTTCGTTATCATCTAACAGGTTACTGATAGACACGATGTCACGCTGGTCTAAATCCCCGGCAAACGGCACGGACATGGCAGCAGTAATGCAATAACCCCAGCGGTGCAGTGTTTGCTCTTTCTCACTCAGGGTTGTGATATCGGTTTGTGCACTCACACTTGATCCTAAAACGATTAGAGCAGCGATAAGCTTGTGCATTATAGATTTCCTCTCAGTACAAAATTTTATGCAGTTAAGCTTAAAAGCTAAATGGAAGGCTTACCAGCTCCGCGCTATTTTCGGGAACGCCATGATTTGCGGCCATCCGGTCCCGCACTTGCACTTCGCCCGCCGCGAAAACTCGTGTTCCGTGATGCCCATCGGCACTTGGTCCGGCGTCAGCGTTGCCGTGTGTCCGCACTTCCAGCACGTCACCTCGATGTGCGTTGCATAGGCCGGGAACAAGGGGGGCAAGTTGTCGATCATGTCGCCCATAATTGCGCAAGTTATCAGGCCCGCGATACAGCCACGAAGATCTCGTTCTTAGACTAAAGCGGACTTTGTAGTCTGGCCTTTTCTAGCGCCGCCTTGGGAACCTCGGATTTGCGCAGCTCGCCAATCTCAAACCAGTAACAGGTCAGCGCGTCAGGATTATTGTAAACCTCTTTCCCTGCCGTCATATGGCGCCCGCCTGATTTCAGCCTAACGATATCGCCCGGTTGAGCTTGATCATCCATGTTCATTCCTTCCAGTCTACCAGTTTCAGCGCCTGTTCCGGGTCGACGCCCAGTTCCTTCGCCTCGCCAAGTGCCTTGATAATGGCCCCAAGCGCCCGCGCCCGTCCGCCCGCATCAAACGCCTGTAGCGGCCTCATCACGTCCAGTTGGACAGGCTGGCCTAACTTCTCGCTGGCCTCTTGCCCGATCATCGCCGCGACAGGCATGAGCGCCCATTGCGCAAGGTGACGTTGAGCCTCGCGTACCATTGGCCCGGTGGTGACGGGATTGCTCAGACCGGGGAGAACCCCGAACGCCATTTCGATGCCGGATCTCGCCGCCGCCCATGTCTCTCGCGTCATTGCCTTGGACAGATCCGGCGTCACGTCGCTGGCCTTCCAGTCTTGCGCAGGTGCAGGACCGCCCGCCGCCTGGACGTTGACGCTCTCGCGGATCAGGACGCGCCCGCGTGTACCCCGAAAACCTCGTGCCAAACTTTCCATGTCAGTTTCCGGCGACTCCGGGAACGGCACGATCGACGTGCCAAGCGGTGCGTTTGCGTAGATCTCGCCAAGCGCACTTTCCAGCGTTTGCAGCAGGCCAGCGGTCAGGCGCGCGCGCCGCAAGGGTGCAGATCCGACATAGGGCATGGATATTTCGGACCCGACGCGGAAGTGCAGCACCTCCCCAGCAAGTACCGTCATTGATCGCCCGCCGCCCGTGTCAGGGACGCCGACGCGATAGGCGGTAGGCTTGCTGAACCGTGTGGTCAGATCCCAATCCGAACAGGGCAACAGGCCATCATCGCGGATCACGAACACAGCCTCGCCACGCAGCGCCAGAGCGCGCGCAGACAGGGCCAAGGTGGAAGGCGACAGCAGGTCGGTGCCGGATACGTCCGCAAGGCTCAGACCGCCCTCCCAGAGGCTCACACAGGCTTGCACGGTGCCAGTGAGTTCCGCCAAGCCGTCGACGCCGCCGATGTAGTCGGCGCGCGCCGCCATCACTTGGCTGGTGTACCCGGTGCCGCTCGATCTCGTTTCAATCTCAGGCTCTTTTTTCTTGAACGGCCACATGCTCACGCCCTCCGATATGTGCGCAGCAAATCCGCCGCGCCTGAATGTTGCATTGCCCGCGCTATCCATGTCGGCGCGCGGTCCAGTGTTTCCTCGATAGGCCCGATCGACACAGACGTGCTGGACGCCCCTGCCGTGCCGGGGTCCGCAGCGAGATATTCAGCCAAGCGCCGGAACGCCTCGGAGACAGGTGCCGGCACATCGCCAGCCCCGACTTGTGCCGTGATCCGGTAGGTGCCATCGGCAGGCAGGCAGACGCCAAGCGGGCCTTGCAACAGCGTCACAGACTCCCATGCCGCCCCGGTCCAGAAATGAGCCTCAGAGGACACCACAGGGGCAAGGCGCGGGTGGAATTGATCGCCGCCGTTGCCCAGTAGCGTCCACACGACTTCGCGCTCAGTGAAGCGGTGTGCGATGTAATCCTCGATCCTTGCCCAGATCATCGCCTCATCCAGCGCCGCCGCCTCAGCAGACAGGTCCGCAGGTACAGCGGGATATTGCGCCGGGATCTCCTCGAATTGCTTTAGAACGTCGATCATCTCACGCCCTCCATCTGTTCAAGCTTCGGTGCAGGCCAGTGCCAAGCCCGTCCGGCATAATCAGGCCGTCCGGCGTCCATTTGCGCGCCTCGATTTGCGTTTCGGGATAGGCCGGCCGGGTCACGATCGACAGCTCGTACAAGAGCGCCGCTATCACGGTCCTGATAATGGCATTATGCGCGCCGTTGTCGGGGTCCATGCCTTCATCTTCGATCTTTTCAGGCTCAGGCACAGCTCGTTTCGGGGGCAGTCGAAAGCCGGGGGAGATGCCGATCGCCAGCCCCGCCGCGACCGCCGCCAAGATGTCTTTCACATACGACACCTCTTGCATTTCTTCGGTGATCGTCGCGGTGAAGGTGACGGCCTCAGGCGTGTCTCGAATGTCCAGAGTACCAGAGCGCACAGACGCCAGCGGCTTGCCGTAGTCGTGGCCCGACAGCAGGTGTATGTCCTTTTTGCCGCCGTGGTCCGATGGTGTGTCGATCCGGTAGGCAAAGGCGCGTGGCGCAATCACCTCTTTTTTCGGCCTGCCGGAACGGCCCCCATCACTGAGAACCGCCCGTTTGCCGTAGGGGAAAGAGCCTTGCAGGGCCAATGCGCCCGACGCTCTCTTGCGGAGTTCAAGCCCGCCGCCTGCAAAGCCCTCCAGCATCTTACTGGATACCCGTCAGGACGCGCGACTGGACCGCGCGGCTGATTGTCGTGTCCATTGTGGAAAGCGCCGTCAGACGAAGCCCGCCCGACTGTGCATCGGCATAGGGATCACGCACCAGATCGACGGCCCCCCACAGACCCACGAACACAGGGGCAACACCGCCCGCCGATGTTGTCAGCAGTGCCATGCTTTCCAGAGGATCGCCTTCGGTGCCGCCGGATGGTAGCGCAGGTGCAGGTAAGGCGTTGTGAGACATTACGACGGACCCAAGCGCCTCAGTCAGGCGGTCATACTCGAATTTATAGCCCCCTGTCCCGACAAGCACAGAATCCATGTAGTCCCAAACCTCAGGGCGGATCAGCAGGCGCACATCGCCGGGACCGTTTGCGGCATTGGCGATGATAAACTGCACAACCTCAGACCGAAACGCCGCCCATGTTGCCGCAGCATCGACAGGGCTTTCCACGATGCCCCATGCCGCCGCCCCGGTGAATACACCAGTAGGTTCGCCACCAGATCCAGATCCGTTAAAGATTGCCCGGTCCATCTCTTGCGACATAGCGCCGTTCATATCCCGGCGGATCGCCTGTTCCAGAGCCGCGCCCGATTGCTTCAGGGTCTTGCGGGTGATCCGCATCTGGATTCCCAGAGTGTGATCAGGCGACAGCGGACGGTCCAACGTGGCATAAGCGGACGGCCCCGGCACATTGCCCGTTTCCGTTGCCTGCCAGCCCGCCGTGATCGCCGACGTGGTGACGGGTGTTTCCGAGTCGCCGCTGCCGATGTTG